ATTTGATCCCTTTGATCATCATATACTCTCTTTCTTACATCATCATCTGTCATCTCTTTGAAATAATCTTGCATTACCAACCATGAGAATATTACCAAACACATAGCTAAATCATCATTACACCCTTCCTCAGCCTCGAATGAGTTTGATTTTTCAATGAAGGTTGTAAGTTCTGCAATAATATTATAATCTTTGACTATCAGTTTATCTGTCTCTATAAGAGTCTTAAGATTAAGTGATCCTATCTTTTTGACAGTCTTAGACATCTTGACTCCTAGTTGTACCTTACTACCAGAAAATCCTTGACCCAATACTTGTCCAGCTCTACCTCTAACAGCAGTCATCAAAACATTTTCATATTCCATATCATAGAATAGTATAGAGGCAATCTGATCTCCTATATCATTTACCTCACATAAAACATACGCATTATTATATGCCTTAGCAAAATCCAAAACAACATTTGGGAATAACATCGGTTTGATGGTATTGTTTCTATATTTTGCAACTACTTTGTACGGAAACTCTGTGGTATCAAATACTATAAAGGCGGAGTAATCTTTCTCTACACCTCTTGCAACGTCAACTGTAATTGAATAATTGTGTTTGTCTATTGGGTTTTCATATATCTCTCCACCTCTCTTACCACGGTTGATGGGTTCATCATACACCATAGTCTTTAACTTTGCTGGTGATATCAACGTATCAACAGATCCTAAAAACTCACATTCAAACTCAACACGGAACTGTGCTTCTGATGTGTTCTTGATCGTCTGTTCTTTCCACGCTTCATCTCTGCCTGGCACTTCTGACCAGTGAACGTCTGTGGTGACGTATTCGTTTCTACCTAGTTCCGCATCATGCCACAGTCGGTAAAAATGATTCATACCTCTTGGGGTAGAAACAATAATTACCTTAGTAGACTTACCAGAACTAATAGTAGGATATACACTACTAAAGAAATCATCTGCAATATGGTTGGGAATGAAAGCAAATTCGTCCAAGAATATGATGTTGAATGACATACCTCGAACGGCTGATGCAGAGGTTGATGCAGCAATGATCTTGGATTTGTTTTCCAATTCCATAGATCCCTTGTTCCATGCAATAATACCCTGTTGCATCCACTTTGGTAGATTTTCGTACGCTATCTGTAATCTACCTAACAGATCTCTTGCAGTCTGAGCCTTGTTTGCAAGAATACCTACCGTAACACTATCATTGAAGATGGCGTAGTGTAAAAGATAAGACACCACAGTCGTTGACTTACCTGACTGTCGAGGCATCTTACAAATATTGAATCTATTGTTATGAAAATTATGTACTAACTTTTCTTGGAAGTCATACATCTTGAAAGGCACTAGACCTTCATCCAAGTTGATGATCTTCACATATTTCATTGCAAAATATACAGGATCTCCAGCACACTTTAGAAACTCAGCAACTTGTTTCTTAGTAAAGTTCTGAGCAACGTTTGCTTTTTTTAGATTAGGATTTCCAAGGTATTGTTCATGCTGTATCATGATCTATCAGGGGTCAATTACTAATAAAGGTTTCGTTGGATCTTTTTCTGAGGGTGCATAGTATAATACTTTGCCACTAGGATACACTTTGTCCAATTCACTTTGAACATCTCTCTTCAAAGGTCTCGCTCTTTGTGGGAAAAACATTTGAATCATTTTAGTTTGCCCTCTGAATTGGAAAGTAATAGTGTATGTTGCACCATACTTATTCAGTCTTCTCCAATTTTCCTCTCTTAACGTTCTGAATCTTTTCATTTATCATTCTCCTTGTTCGCTTTTTTCAACATCTTTTGTAGTTCAGAGGTGCTTCCTACAAACAGAGAGTTGTTAGTAACATTGGTAGTGTTCTGCTTAGTATTTACCTCATCAATATCTTTCATTTTTTTCTGTAAATCTACTAATTTGTCTGCTGTATCGGCAACATGTTTGATAAGTTGTCCAGCAACTTCATATGCTCTTGCAGAATCGGACTGTTGTGCAACGTCTAATGCACCATCTACAGCCTCTTGACCTTTCTCAACTAGAGAATATAACTGAGCTCTACTATACTCATAATCCTTAGTAAGATCTTCTTTTCCTGATTTTATCTTCTTGACAGGTTTAGATACAGGTTCTTTCTTCATTATCTCAGCACCCCTATCGGTAACTTCTAGAGCCTCTTCTATCGCATCAAAATTTTCGTCTTCAATCATGTCGCTCCCTCACAATCTAATCCATATTTTTTTCCAAAATCATAATACAGATCAATGATTTCCTTTCTATCTTCTGCACTAAGGTCAGGATAGACTTTAGCACGATCAACGAGAGTATTGATATCTGTACATGATACTGTAACCATAGTGGTAACGGCAGTCGATGCAGCAATTAAAGTTTCAATCATAATTCAGAGTCCCTTCCTTGACTACTACTATAAATTTCACCATCAGCGAAATCAATTCTGGTTTCACCAAATCCAAAGTCATCACCTTCAATGACTTGTACATCATCTTGTACATTGATTACATTTACTGGTACATTGATGTCATGTGGTTTGATCACGCTAGTAAACATACCTCTTTTAACTTTGATTCTGTTACCAGTAATGGATCTAATCAACATTTTCTCCTCATCTATCTGTATGTAATCTCCCTTTCTGAAAGCTATCGCACTGTTAAGATCAAACTCGGTTCTCACAGTATCTATAGTTTCGTTAGTAGCTGCGGTGTTATCATTATTATAGTCTTTAATCGCAGCTGGTGTTGCAGTGTATCTTTGTTGTCTAGCTGCAATTTTGATATTAGCAGTCTCTGAATAGTAATCTGTCTGTACTTTCTTGATTAATCCATCACTACTATTATTGATTGGGCCAAATAGATACGTTTTACAGGTGAAGTTCAATGTATATGTCAATGCTCTTCTTTGTAAAAAATCATCCTCATATGTATCTTCCATCTGAATTCCTTCTAAAGTAATTGGCATATCTCTCTTCTCTCCAATTATATCCACTAAATCAATAGTAAGATTAAAAGCTGGTTGAAAATATGGTAGTATCTGTTCTAATATTTGTATAGCGTCTTCGTTCAACTTAGCTAAAATACTAAGTTGCATATTAATATTATATGGAACAGGCATAAATGCTTTGACCATCTTATTAGTCTTCTTATTTACAGACTTGAAAGTCTGCATTGTAGAAACCTTTCTTGTGGCATCATAAGTCATACCTATGACTTCAAAAGACATTCTGGGTAGACTTAATGTGGTTGCAACACCATCTTGGTATTCTCTACCTTGAGATATTCTTGCTAAAAATTTCTGTTGTGGGCCGTAAGATATAGGAACTTTTACAACACTGACCGTCTTACCAGACTTATCTTTGTGTTGTACTTCAAGATTATTAAAGAGGGTTCCGAAAGACACGATTGTCTTACGAATTATCTCATGGTAGAAATGATTGGTTAACATAATATTACCACCTTATAATAGTATTTAGAACTCACCGAATGGATTTCTTTCAGAGAAGTCTAGGATCTCGTCTGCCTCTGTCTCTATTTCATCGTTACCAGCAAAACCGATATCGAATTCAGAATCTACAGAAAGTATTCTGTAACTTGCAGCTGCACCAACAATTACCTCTCCTACAGAGAAGTCACCACTAGGTATTGAAACCTTAAGAATGTTATCTGCTGTATTCCAACTAGCAACGTATGCACTAGTGCCACTAGATACACCCTTAACTATTTCATCTCTCTCAAATTCTCCGAAGGAATTAGATGTTACAGAAGATATAGCAACAGTTGCAGATGTAGAAGTATAACCAGCGCCAGCATTACTGTATCTAATTTGTGTAACAGTACCAGCTGAACTTACCACCGCCTCTGCCTGTGCGTTCATCAGTAAAGGTTCAGTTTCATTTGACTGTTGTATGTATACAGATGTAATTCCAACTGTAGGTGTAAAGGTATAACCAAGTCCACCAGTTGTAATTCCAATAGGCCCTAATACTGCTTCTGAAATGACAGCAGTTGCAATCGCAGTAGATACAGGAGAACCACCAGTAAATACAACTTGTGGTGGAGTGGTGTATCCTGTGCCTGGATTGATTAGTAGTATTCTGTCAACAGATTGATTTGGAACGCCAGATCTACTTGTCATAATTGCAACAGCAGTTGCCTGAGTTCCTGTAGATGGTGACTCTATAGTCATAATAGGAACTGAAGTATATCCCCATCCTTCATAGTTGATAGTCAATCCTGTTACAGTTCCAGTTGCATCAGTTGTTGCAACGACTTGTGGTTGTTCATTATCCATCTTACGGATGAATATAGCATTAGTATTTGTAACAACATCAGTTTCTTGAGATGTCTCTGAACTAGGAACTTGTGTTGCACTGTTATTACTTGTAGCGGTATCGCCAGTCAAGTTAATAGTCAAGTGATCTAAGAATCCCTCAAATGATGCAGTCTGAGATGGAATGAAACCTTGTCCTGAAGCATCAGCACCCAGCTTCAGGTTATCACCAGCAAAGAACATAATTGGGTTTGCTGTGTTAAGACTGTTACTTACAGTTCCATTTACAGATATAGTTGCATCAGTATTATATTGTTCTACTCTAATAAAGTTCCATGCATTTAAAGTAAGTTGTGTAGTATTCTCAATAGATCCAGAACCAGAAGCAAACACTATGTTACCTGTCTCTCTGTAGTATATCTTGAATCTATCAGTCCACATGACTGTTCCGCCATTGACTGCTGGATCAAACTTGGTAGGGTATAACCAGAAACTTAGTGACAGTCTACCATTACCACTATCTCTAGAATCCACATTAGTTGTAAAGTGGAAGTTAGCACCAATAACCTCTGATATTGTGGTGTGATGTAGTGAGTTATTACCAAACTTAATCTGAGATGATGTGGTTAGTTTAGGTGGTGTAAAACTTATAGAAGGCACACTTAGGTAATTAGATCCACCACTCGTTAGAGTTACAGTATCAATACCACCCTCAGCAATTGTCACAGTTCCAGATGCCTGATTACCTTGTGTTGGTTTTTGTATCGTTACTGTTGGTGTTCCTCTGTAATTACCACC